TTGCTTCACCACTTATACGGTCAGCTCAGCCGCATCGTTCCATACAGTGATTATTGGCGCGATAGGACAGTGAAAATAGTCAGACGTAAGGAGTTGGTATGAGCTTAAAAACAATACGGCTCTATGGTGTTTTGGGTACCCAATTTGGTCGCGAACATCGGCTTGCTATCGATTCTCCGCGTGAAGCGATTAAAGCGTTATCAGTACTCTATACGGAATTTGAGCAGTTCCTTGCCAATGCGCATCTAAGAGGGCTGGAATTTGCTGTTTTCAAGGGAAAGCAGAACATTACAAAAGATGAATTGCATCTTGATACCTGCGAAGAAATTCGCATTGCTCCCGTAATTAAAGGGAGTAAGCGTGGCGGTTTCTTCCAGACTGTGATTGGTGTTGCTTTAATTGCGGCAGCAACATATTTCACTGGTGGCTTAGGGGCTGCATTTACTGCGGGTGGATGGGCTGGCGCTGCTGCGATGAGTGGGGCTGCAATGGCTATTGGTGGGATTGTGCAAATGCTTTCACCGCAGCCTCGTGGTTTATCGATGCGGCAAGATGCAGACAATAAACCTTCTTATGCCTTTGGTGGTGCTGTGAATACGACGGCGCAAGGTAATCCGGTTCCTCTCTTGTATGGTCTTGGTCGTCGTGAGATAGGTGGAGCGGTTATCTCCGCGGGAATCTATACCGAAGATCAAAAATAGCGAAATGAACGCATTAACACGAGCGGCTTAATTGCCGCTTTTTTGTGGGTGAAATATGGAAACGATGATATACGGCGCAAAAGGTGGCGGCGGTGGCGGTCATACTCCCGTAGAGTCACCTGATAGTTTACTTGCTGAATCTACAGCAAAGTTGCTTCTTGCTATTTCTGAAGGAGAAATAGCAGGTGGTTTGGATGACACGAGAATATTTCTTGATGATACCCCGATTGGGAATGCCGATGGCTCTAAGAATTTTGAAGGTGTAACTTGGGAATTTCGCTCAGGTAGTGAACATCAAGAATACATTCAAGGTATCCCATCAGTAGATAATGAAATTGCAGTAGGGATGGAGTTAAAAGATGATCAGCCTTATGTGAGAACGGTTAATAATACTCAATTATCAGCGATACGTGTTCGCTTATCTACACCGCAATTTTTGCAACAGCACGATAACGGGGATACAACAGGATACTATGTTGCCTATGTGATTGAGTTATCGACAGATGGGTCGGGTTATAAAGAGGTTGTTAAATCTGCATTTGATGGCAAGACCACCAGTGAATACCCAAGAACACACCGTATTGACTTACCTAAAGCGACTACAGGCTGGCAAATTCGTGTTCGTCGATTAACTAAAAACCAGAATAATGCGCGTATTGCAGATCGGATTAATGTGGCTGCAATTGTTGAAGTGATTGACGCCAAATTACGGTACCCAAACACAGCTTTATTATTTATTACCTTCAATGCCAGACAATTCAACAATCGTATCCCTAAAGTCAGTTTGCGTCCTAAAGGTGGTTTGCTTATCAAAGTACCCTCTAACTATGATCCTATCAATCGGGTTTATTCAGGCATATGGGATGGCACCTTTAAACTGGCGGCAACCAATAACCCTGCTTGGGTATTTTATGATTTAGTGCTCAACAATCGTTATGGTTGTGGTGACAGAATAAAACCTTCTCAGATTGAAAAGTGGGACTTGTATAAGATTGCACAATATTGTGATGAATTGGTACCAGATGGGCATGGTGGTGATGGCAAAGAGCCTCGTTTCTTGTGCGATGTATATATTCAATCACAAGAGGCAGCGTATACCGTATTGCGGGATATTGCGGCTATATTCCGTGGCATGACATTCTGGGCTGATAATAAAGTGAATACAGTTGCAGACATGCCCGCCAGCATCTTTCGTACGTTTACTAATGCCAATATTGCCGGTGGAAAACCAACCTATTCAGGTGGTAGCTCCCAAACAAGATATACGCAAGCACTAGTTTCATATAGCAATATTAATAACCACAGTAATGATGAGGTTGAGGCGGTATCAGATTTAAACTTACAGCGCCGCTATAAAATGGTGCGTAAAGTCGAGCTTTCTGCAATTGGTTGCACTCGACAAAGTGAAGCGAATCGTCGCGGACGCTGGGCGTTACTCACAAATGCGAATGACCGCATGATCAGCTTTGCTACAGGACTGGAAGGGGCGATCCCTTCTCCTGGTCATATTATCGCTGTAGCCGATTCAAATTTGGCGGGGCGTGATACCGGTGGGCGTATTTCTTCCTCGAATGGGCGAAATATTACCCTCGACAGGGAAACCTCAATTAAAGCGGGTGATCGCCTGATCATCAACCTGCCTGATGGAAAATCTGAAGGGAGAACTGTTACTTCGGTAAACAAAAAAGTGGTCACGGTTTCTGTTGAGTATTCGCAGGTACCGCAAAAAAGAGGCAGTGTGGGTTGTTGATTCTGATGATTTGGCTGTCCAGCTATATCGAGTAATTAATATCAGCGATAACGGCGATAACACTTACACCATCAGTGGCGCCATTCATAATCCTGATCATTATGAACGCATTGACTCCGGCGCCCGAATTGATGAGCGTCCTATTACAGTTATTCCTCCAAGTGTTCAGCCTGCCCCGAAAAACGTAAAAATCTCCTCTTATTCTAGGGTTGATCAAGGTATTGCATTTTCTACGCTCAGTGTCAGTTGGGAAGCGCCAGAAAGTGCGATTGCGTATGAAGCGCAGTGGCGCCGCGATAACGGTAACTGGATCAACGTGCCTCGAACGTCCTCGCTAGGGTTTGATGTTGATGGAATTTATTCTGGTCGATATCAAGTGCGTGTCAGAGCAATTAACGCTTCTGAAATTTCCAGTATTTGGGCGAATGCGCCAGAAACAACACTGACAGGGAAAGTAGGGAACCCACCTAAGCCTGTAAACTTTAGAGCCTCGCCGCTCGTGTTCGGTATTAAGTTAGATTGGGGCTTTGGTGATAACACAGGCGATACGTTAAAAACAGAGATTCAGTACAGCAAAACCAATGATGGTAATGGACTTATGTTGCTTGCAGATGTTCCTTACCCATCGCGTTCTCATGAGTTAGCCGGTTTAGCTGCGGGCATTGCTTTTTATTTTCGAGCGAGGCTGGTGGATAAATCAGGTAATGAATCGGAATGGACTTCATTCGTTCGCGGAGAGTCTGAGTTTGATGTGAATACTATCATGCCTGCTCTCGATGAGCATTTCATGACTGCAGAAGCAGGTAAGCAACTTGATAAAACACTCGATTGGCTTAATGAAGCATGTCTAATCAACATGGCTGCTACCTATGAGCTTCAAGAGGATTTATTCATTAAGCATGGGCAGTCGCAAGCTCAAATTAAAGAGCTATGGCGTGTGTATGCGGACAGTGAACTCGCTTGGGCTGAGAAGTACACGACGGTCAATGCCTCCATTAACGGCGTGAAATCTGAGGTTGCTACGCTAGATAAGGCTGTTGCGAAATTAGATAGCTCATTTGCGGAATCCCAAACTCAACTACAGGTGAAATTTAATGAGCAAGAGGCGTTAATCAATACCAAAATGCAAGCTGAGTTTAAGCAAGGTGCAGGCTATGCAATGCACAGTACGAATATCACGATTGTTGTGGATGGTAAGAAGTATAACGCAGCTGGAATGGTGATTAGCGCTGAACTGAAAAACGGTAAAATCGAGTCATTCATCGGTTTTAATGCGAATAACTTTGCTTTCTATAATCCAGTTAATGGAAAAATGGAGCCCTTCTTATACATGAAAAACGGTCAAGTTTTCATGAATGAAGCATTTATTAGCAAGGCATGGCTTAACGAAGTTGTTGTAACTGACAAAATGACGTCAGCAAACTATGTCCCCGGTAAGATAGGTTTTAATATCGATGCTAAAACGGGAGAAATTGAGTGCCACAATATTCTTATTAGCGGAAACTTTAGAATCGTTAGTGATGATGGGCAATTACTGGTTGATAACACTGGGGTAGCTGTGTTTGACGAAAGCAAACGATGGGCTGTAAAACTTGGGAGGCGTCCGGTATGAGTGATGATTATGGATTATTTATTAACCCTAAAGACGGCGGGAAGCCGATTGAAATCACTAACAACTCTTATCCGCTAACCTTCCTAAAGCATATTGTTATTCATCCGCTCAGCCCACAGCCGTATCAAAAAAATAAGTCTGTTAATGTACCAGGAATGTCCAAATACAATGTGGTTATTGTGCCTTCAGCGTTATGCCACTTTCTGGCTTATGGTTCGGTGCAGGGCGTTAGTATCGGAAGTTATTGGGTGTCGGGTGATACATTCTATTGTAACTATGATTGGTGGGGCGGTGATTCAGGTTGGTTACCGGGGAGTGATGGTAACTCCCACTTTTTCTTATACGGTGTACTGAAGGAAGCCCCGCAAGACTCTTATGGGCTTTTTATTAACTCGCAGATAGATGCTGCCGTTGATAACTTTAGAGCTATCACCCAAGAATCCACGGTTTCATATTGTGTATTTCGGCAAAAAATATTTATACAAGCGGATAAGAATGGGCGTGGTTATTGGAGCGTTCCGGATTCTATCCCGAACCGTAACTCGGTCTGTGTATTTATTCGACCTGAAAACACAAGCCAAACGATACGTTATGACAGACCTAATAACCGGATAATTTCGCTAGAGTCTGGCTGGGTGTATGTTGTGATATTTGCGTCTGGGTTAAATCTTCAACCTTCCGATGGGCTAACGATTTGGAACAGAGAGGGCAAGGTAGTATTCAACTCCGAGTACACACCGTTTTATAACAATGGGCAGATAGTTAACACGAGCAATAATGTTGCCACCAGTAAATTCGATGTCCCGATGTTCACGATGGATAGCCCCAATACATGGCTGGAGAATGAGGGAAATACCGTTAACTGTTACATGTCTGGATTTAGGGTATCAGGGAAACAGCTTATAGCGAAAAGGATGTGGACCATTGGTGATTACCCCACGTATGCCAACTACATGTACAACAAGATAGTGTATGCCGGCAGCTACGCCATCGACTTCAACGACTACTTCTAAATACTCAATTCAACGATAAGCCGCTTAATTGCGGTTTTTTTTTGCGTCAAAAATTCGAGGTAAAAATGATTTATCAAACAGGCACAATCACAACCACAGCAGGACAAACAAAAATAAAAGGTACCGGAACGCGCTGGAAAGATAACTTAGCCGGCATCTCAGAAGGCTGTCCAATCTCTTATCTCATCAATAACGTTGTGTACATGAACACAGTGTTATCTGTGAATTCAGATACAGAGATTAACCTTACTTATCC